TGAAATCGGTTTAAGGTTATCCGATAATAAAATACATGAGGTTACAATAATTAACCTTAAAAAATAATAGCTTAGTGTTTATATGCCTTGTCTAATCAGATGGGGCATATAAAAAATCGCTAAGCAAGAACAAAATCGGGCGGAGCAGAGCCACTAGCAAAAATCCTAATTTTTCAGTTTTTAGTTAAGGGGTAGGGCCATATTCTATCAAAATTGCAAATTTCACTTAATAATCACTTTGTGAAATTTTTTGACAACAAATTTACGAAACGCAACATTTGTTGCATTATGGTTGCATTATTTGCAACATTCGTTGCATTTATGATTAATTACACATTCGTTGCATATTTGATTATCGATTATCTCTAATATACCGCTTAGCTCGGCACGGCATATCAGACACCTATAACTTTTTCCATTAAATTTATACATACTATACCTATAGGGGAAGAGTTTTCTATTTTATATATAGAACAAGAATCTTTTTTTTCTACCCCTTATTGCCCCTTTTTTTTGTAAAAATCTGTAGTTTTTTGCAGAGCTATATTGACAGATGACATTTTAAAATCGTAACAAAAGTATATGCTATAATATAACCATATGAGTAAAACAGGAAGACCTTCAAAGCTTACAGCAGAGGTAATTAAGAATATACAGAATTGGCTCAGAATGGGCTATTTTGTTGAGGATGCAGCCCGAATGGCTGGTGTAACTAAGATGACTTTATACCGTTGGCTTGATAAAGGACGAGAAGATAGAGAGCAAGAAATAGACAGTTTATACGCCGACTTTTGTGACGCTATGGAGCGTTCTAGAGCAGAAGCTGAGGGTATGTTTATCAACTCAATTCAGACCGCTGCTAAGCGTGGACAATGGCAAGCTGCAGCATGGTGGTTAGAGCGTTCTTTCGATAAATGGTCCAAACCTTCTAAGCTACAGATATCTGGAGATGAAGATGAACCTGTCAATATCAAGATTAAGTATTCTGGAGATAAATAGGCAAAGTATTGGATTCCCCGCCGCTCCTAATGTTTTCGTTGTAATCTCAAATGTCATCACCTTTTTAGTGTTTGGTAAATTTTGGCAAAGATAGAAAAGGTAATATTCTGGTTATTCCTAGGCTCTGCCTTCTTATTACACCTGTATGTATTAATCAGTAAGGGATTGTTAGAGAGATTCTAAAGCCGGGCTTTTTCAAAAAATTTCGACGCCTCTGGTTTATATAAGATAAGGGTATATTGATTCCCCCGCCGCCATTTCGAACACCCCAAAACCGTTAAGCTTTAGGGTACATACCGACAGAAAGGAGGCTAAATGTTGTTTTGTGAAAAACAATCGTTTTAGCTTGCTTTTATTATACCATACTATATGTAGTAGTTCATTATTTATACCACTATATCTAGTAGTTTGTTATTTATACTACTATATGTTGGGTAGTTCAAGAGATATACTACGGTAGTTTAATATTTAGACTACGGTAGTTCATTTTCTATACTACGGTAGTTCACCAGATATACTAAAACTATAACCATTAACTATACCTATTAACTAAAAGCATATAACTATAGAAAGAGAGTATTATTCAATAATGGTAGCTAATGATTTTCTATACAGGCCTCATACATACTGGGAAGATGATTTTACCTTAGAAAGGGTTTTGGAATTAAAAGGCGATAAAACTATAGCAGTAATTATTCCAACACTAAATGAAGAAGCAACAATTGGAAATGTTCTTGCAAATATTCCGAGAAACTTAGTAGATGAGATAGTTGTAATAGATTCAGACAGTACAGATAAAACAGCACAGGAAGTTGTAAAGCATAACGCCAAATTTTATTATGCACGCAACATAAAGCCAGAATTAGGAAACTTCACAGGTAAAGGCGAAAACTTATGGAAAGGTTTGTTTGTTACCAAATCAGATATTGTTGTTTATGTTGATTCAGATATTCAAGATTTTTCAGATAGGTTTATAAGAGGATTAGTTGGGCCTCTTCTTCTAGATAAAGATATTAAGTATGTTAAAAGCTATTACGACAGAGGAGAATTTGGAAGAGTAAGTATGTTAAGTGTTAGGCCTTTGCTTGCAGCTTTCTTTCCAAAGGTTCAAGAAATTTATCAGCCATTATCTGGAGAGTACGCTTCCTTCCGAGAAGTTCTAGAAGATTTAGAATATCCTTCTGGTTATAGTGTTGAGATATCTCATATGATTGATATTTTTGATAAATATACTTACAAAGGAATTGCACAAGTAAATATGCATACAAGAGTTCATAGGCATCACTCTATTGAAACACTTAGCAAAATGGCTTTTGATATTATGACAACAATATTATTAAAAGCGGAACAATATAATAAAATAAAATTTGTTGATGCTTCTGCTTACGGAAATTATTTAAGAGTTTGGAAAGATGTTATGATTGGTAAAGAGAAGGGTTCTAAAAGGACAGAGCATACAAGTTCTGAAAAAATACGACCAAAGAAAAATAGTATTAATTTGACAAAGGGTGCTTCTTAGTCTATAATTGATTTATCGACAATTAAAGGAGAGAGATTATGGAAAATCCATACGATGATTCTAATCTGGTTCCATTAGGCGAATCCCTTAACTCGATTGATACAGGTAAAGTTGAATCTGAACTTCAAAAAATTATTGAAGAAGATGTTTGTGGTTTATCTTGGAACGATTGGGTTGAATGCGTTCAATGGCTATCAGTTAGATTTACAAAAGGTGAAGATGCACCTTCAGAATGGTCAGAGACATACATAAAAGCTATGTTTGCTGATTTACAATATTATACATTTGATAATATTCAGAAAGCACTAATCAAACTTCATAGTGAAGGAAGGTCATATGCACCTAACTCTTCACAGATTATTGGAATGTGTAACAAACTTGGTTATGCACAAGTGCTTAGTAGGGCACAAGCAGATAGAGCTGCTAAAGGTCAGTACTCAGAATGTAAAGGTGGAGCTCAACACGACTTTCAAGATTGGGGTTGGGAGTTTGATGAAGTAGGTAATCCTATTTTTATAGAATGGTGTTTGAATGTTTACAACATTAACACGCCCCCTTGTTATGCAGAGAGAGTTAAGAGCGATTCTGCATTAAACCAATACCAGAAAAATATAAGACCAGAGCCAATGACTAGGGAGAGATTTATATTTACTATGGATAAGTTGATGAAGCTACCAAAAGAACAGCAAGATGTTCTACTACAATATAGGAACAGGCTTCAAAGTGAAAAAGATTTAAAAGGAGAAGAAGAATGAGATGGCAATTTATACAAGATATCAGTAAAGATGGTAAAGGTAGTGTTGCTTATGAAGCAATGAACTTTTATTCAAATTTAAAATCTAAAGATTATTCTCATACTGTAATAAATATTTTGATAGACAAACTTTGGATGTTGCAAGATGACACTGAAATGTTTGTAGTCGACCCAATTAACGACCATACAGATATGTGCAATGCAGCTTTTACAAGCTACTTAGAAACAGCTATGGCTGAGTCTTTGATAGAGCTAGAAAAGAATATTCCTAACAAATCAGATATAAGAAAAAAAGTTTGGAGTAGTAAAAATCTAAACAGCGGTATTCAAGATTTGTATCAAAATGATAATCTTAAAAATATTTCTTTTGATTCCAAGGCAAGTATTGCAAAAGCATCTTTGTGGAGTTATGAAGATGAAATTTTAGCAATGCAGTCTGCTGTTAAATCTGTAATAGGATATGTTTTAAAATTGCAAATTAACAGTGTTCTTGATGAAGGCATTAAGGAAGTTTCAATATCTGATTTCGCTAATCAATTATTTGAACTAGAAAAAGAAATGAATGAAGCATCAATACCTGTTAGAGATAATGATGCACCATCAGCAGATAACGAAAGTTTAGACCTTATAGCATCAGCAATGATGAATGGTGAAGATACTTATATAAATACAGTTCTTGACTATATTTTAAATTAAGGTATAATAGAGGTAGTAGGTAATTAGGTATTACTTGGGTTGAAATTCATTACCCTGTATCGCAAACTCGATGGGAGCGAAACCCACTACTACCACTTAGACAAAAGGAGAGATAATGAATAAATATAATATTGAATTTATAGGACTTAAGTCTTATATTGCAAGTAGCTTAGATGAAGCAAGAAAGCTTGCTCTGAAGGACATATCCTTTACTCATAACAGTTTAGGACTTTCTGTAAAAAGTATGTCAGATATGGGTTCAGTTGGCGAAGTAGATGTGGACTTAGCTAACGATGAACAGCAACTTAAAGAACTTGAGGAAGAATAATGGCTGAACCAAGAGTTATTAAAGTAAGTTTTTCTATCACAGGAGAATTAGAAATAAGAGATTTTGGTGATGACTACATTACTTTTAGAAATGGTGAAGAAATGAAAAGATATGATAGAAAACATGCCATCAAGATTATTGAAAGAAATATTGAGCGAAATGGTATTGAACACTATGATGTCAACATTGCATCAAAGTCTAGAGATATGACTGAAAAAGATTTTCCTGCTATTAAAGAACCGGTGAACAGCGAACCGCCTTTCTAGTGATATAATATTAAAGTAATAGGAGATTTATGGAATATAAAGTATTAGGTGGTAACTGGATAAAAAGTGACCAACCAACAAAAGAAGAATTAATTCTTATGAAAATATATGAATTAGAAAGTTTGCATTTTATTAATAAAATTGGTGAACCTTCAAAGTTAAAACATCCAAATGAACATGCACAGTGGAAAATGCAGCATGACACAATAGAAGAGACACTAAGAGTCTTTGATTTAAATTTAGAAAATATGGATTACAATATCGATGAGATTATTGAATCACATGTTTCATTCGATTCAATAGAAGATTAATTAAAAGGCCGTGTTGCGGGACAGGGCCTTACTTGTTAACAGGCAACTGCTAATGAGGACGATATGAGAGGGTATAATACTAAGTATGTCGGTTGTGACTGGAGCAATCCATTCACGCTCACCGATACCCTCCCATCGTCGACTCTCTTCGGAGAGTCGTATCCAAAATAATTCTAAACTAAATTTGACAAATAAACTATTGTATGGTATATTTAAATTAACAAACAGAAAGGCATTTATGTATAAAGAAGAAATAATGATTTTTGAATTTGATATAGTAAAAAATTCAAGAACAGATATAGCACCTTACTATCACACTCAAGAAGTTGTAGGTAGAGAAAGTGTAGAACTAAACATATTTGGATATAGAAATCCTTATGAAGTTTTCTGGAAGTGGGCATCTAAAGCTCAAAGAGATTACACAAAAGAACACAGAACAGATGCTAGAGATAGCTTTATATTCAGAGAGTGGTCTGTTGGTGAAGAAGAATAATTATAAATAAACTTGACAAATAATTCAAGTGTGGTATAATTATATTATAAAGATAAACACAAAAGGTGTTTGTCGTAATTACACAGAAGGAGTTTTCAAATGAAAAGAAAACCAAAAGTATATAAAAATCAATATCAAGTAAAGATAATTGAACATAAGATTGTGACAGTGGAAGCTGATTCAGAACAAGATGTAATAGATTACTTTACACCTAGCAATGGTATTTATCCAAGAATTAGAACTAGAGTAAGAAATTCTATGGGTGACATTATTGGAGATAAGCTTATAAAGAAATCAGCAAAAGTGATTTCAGAAGAGCTAACTCAAGGCGAAGCTGATAAAAGAGCTAAAGCTAAAGAGACTAGACTTAGGGGTCAAATAGTTTGTGAAGTATGTGACCAGCCTAGAACAGCTCATCAATATTATGGAGAGTACTGGAGTCGTCCTTGTCCAGATTGGGATGGAGACTACAGACCAAAATATACTCTAGAAGCTTGGTTAGCTAAAAAATAAACTTGACAATTTCTGGATAGTATGATATAGTTATATTATCCACGAAAAAAGGGAGAACTAGCCAAAAGCAGCCCCATTTGCTGAGGCTAGTTTTTTCATAGGAGATTTATGTTTTACATAAAAAAACAACAATGGTTAGACGAGGATACTCTAAAGCTCATTAAGAGAAGAGAAAGAATTATGAATGAGTTAGAAGATATAGAGATGAAATTAAATATATTAAAGGAGGCACCTTGTCAGCCGAATATACAGACAAACAATTAAAGCTATACAGCCAGTGTGCTGTTACTAAATGCAGTAGACCAATGCAACCAAATAACGAGGGCGGATTAGATGTCAGCGTTAGTGGTGGTTATGGTGACTTTATCGATTGTTACGATGGAAACATCGACACTTTTAGATTATGTCACAGACATTCTCATCAATTTGCTAATTGGTTAAATAATCCAGATGTACTTTCAATGTACTGGGGTCATAGTCATGCAGGCTATGAGCCGGGTTTTTGGTTCGGTCATCCAAGCTGGGAACAGCGTACTTGGTTATCATATCTAACTATATTTTTTCATAGTTGGTATAAGCAAGGCTGGAAAACAGCTAAATATTATCTAAGGGAACAA